AGAGAAGCTGATCGTGCTTGGCACTCCAGATGGCGAGAAGCTAATCGTCGTTGGTACATGCGCAGGAGAGAAGCTGATCGTGCTTGGCACTCCAGATGGCGAGAAGCTAATCGTCGTTGGAACGTGTGCCGGAGAAAAGCTAATCGTGCTGGGCACATTCGACGGACTGAAGCTAATCGTCGTGGGCACATGGGCCGGAGAGAAGCTAATCGTGCTGGGTACATTCGACGGACTGAAGCTAATCGTCGTCGGCACATGCGCCGGATAGAAGCTAATCGCGCTCGGTATGTTCGGCGGATAGAAGCTAATCACGCTCGGTATGTTCGGCGGATAGAAGCTAATCACGCTCGGTATGTTCGGCGGATAGAAGCTAATCACGCTCGGTATATTCGGCGGATAGAAGCTAATCACGCTCGGCAGGTTCGGCGGATAGAAGCTAATCACGCTCGGTATATTCGGCGGGGTTATGCTAATATCCGGGATGTAGGGCGGGATCACACTAATGTCCGGGATGTCCGGCGGGATAATGCTGATTTCCGGCGGGATTTCCGGCGGGATAATGCTGATTTCCGGCGGGATTTCCGGCGGGATAATGCTGATTTCCGGCGGAATGTCCGGCGGGATAATGCTAATGACCGGCGGGATTACCGGCGGTATAATCGAGATCACCGAGGGTATGCTAATCGGCCCGAAGTTGATGATCGACGGAATGTTGATCGGGCCGAAGTTAATGAGGGACGGAATACTTACCGGCCCAAAACTGATGACGGACGGTATATGGATTGGCCCGATCTCAATAATCGAGCCTATCTCAAACGGCGGGAATACAACCTCGATGACGGATGGTATGCTGACCGGCCCAAACTCGATCAGGCTGGGAATCTGGATCGGCGGCTCGACTACGATGACGGACGGGATCGAGATGGGTCCGATGGGGCTAATGTCCAGGCACGGGAAGACAATCGGCGGCGGAACGATATTTACCGAAGGCACGGCCACGCTGGGGAAAATGATCGGCGGGATGGCTGGGCATTCGGGTATGGGTATTTCAAAGGGTGCCTGGACGGGCGGGGTCGGCGGCTCCGCAACGTTGTTGCGGTTGTTGGGCGTCTGAACGACCTGGCACTTGCCGTTGGACACACTGACCAATGGATCGACGTTTGCACTAGGCGCGTAAGTGTGGGTGCCGGCGAGTTGCGTCGTAGTAAAACTGCCGTCACCAAAATCCAGGCGGAAATTGGTGTAATTTCCGGTAATCTGGACATTAAATTGCGCCACCGTGCCGGTCGCGGGGTCGCTGGACACGATGTTGAACTGGAACGTAATATCCGGGCAACTAAAGTCGTCAAATATCACCGGGGTGGCCAGCAGGTGGCGAATACGCCAGTCGAGGGTGGCCTGGTCACCGGAAAAGTTTTCTCCGATGAAATCCTCGACGTTCAGGATCGCGTCTACCAACTGGTTGTGGTGTTCGGCAATGACAAAGCCGCGCACGTCCGTGCCGGCCTTGTTGTACTGCGTCTTGCTGCCGCCCAGGTTGCGGAGGCAGCGTTTGAGGTTGGTGACATGGCCGTTGGCGTCCTTGTCCACGGCGTCATAATAGAACATCTCCCCGTTGATGACCGCGAACCCGTTGTCGGCCCAAAGTTCCTGGCACTCGGCTGCAACCGGCACAATGGGGATTTCCAGGGACCAGGGCTGGGTGTCCGCAGTCGTGACGGTTTCCGCAGTGTTATACACGAGGAAGAGCGTGTAGTCGCTGTCGATCCCATACGGGTAAACGGATTGTGGTGGAAAGCCGCTTGGCAATGTAGCTCCCTTTTCCCTTATATACCTGTGCCGGCCCCGGCTTTCAGAAAATCCCCATCAGCCATTGCGTCCCATCCGGCCTGGACCCCAGCTTCGAGAAGGTCGTGTCCACGTCGGTAAACTTCGTGAAGGCGTTGGTGCTGTAGTCGAAGCTGAGGTAGGCCCTGTGGTCGCCGTCCGACGCCGCCAGGAGGGTGTTGCTAGGGTTATCGAATCCCATGACCGTCGTATCTTGCAACGACTGGAAGGAGGAGGAATTTGACCCGACGTTGTTGGTTTCCCAGACCCCACTGGCGTCGTTATACGCGGACACCGCCCCAGAATTATTGAAGAAATATAAGCCGGAGGTCAGGGGCACCAGTCGCCCCTCCAGTTTCACCTGGCCCGCCATGTCGGGCAGTTTCCTGACGTTCACGACTTCCACCGTCCCCACGCTTTCGGTGCGGTAGAAGTTTCTCAGTTTGTAAAAGTCGCCTACGTTATCATTGCGCACGAAGTACCCGCTCCCGCCCTTCCAGGCCGTGCGGTACACACTCATGTACCCGTCCAGAGGATGGCCAACGTTGTCGTATTGGGCCGGGTTGTGCATCAACTCCGTGGCCCCGTTCAGGTAGTTGGTGGTGTAGATCGGCGTGGTTGAGTTTGTTTCGGTTACAAGGTCGGTGGTATCCAAGTTCTGGTTGGTGGGGGAACTGTAGGGGGCGATGGAGCCGGTTACCCCGCCGAAGAAGAAATATATGTTGGACGCCGAGGCCAGGGTCAACCAGTTCCACGGTCGGTTGATACTGAGCCGCTTGGTGTAGGCGTCACTGAACGCTTGATATTCCAGAAACTCCACCGTTTCCGCACTTGCCGGGTCGCCTGGGTTCCTGCCGCTCGCCCAATAAACCATGCACGAGCCGGCGCTACCGGAGGGGAAGGAACCACGCGGCGCAAAGCCGTTATTGTGGGAGAATTCGTAATGCTGCTGCACGGCATTGCGGTCGGTTGTGGACAGGAAACTGCTGTTGAAGTGGACCTGGAAGGCCGTCCCGACCTTGGCCTTGAACGATTCGCTGCTGAGGCCAAATTCGTGTGAGCTTATTTGTTGGCCGTTCGTTATAGTCCACAGCCACATATTGACCTGCTCGATAATATCGAACGTCCCGTACCATTTGGTGATCCGGTATGCCCCGAAGGTCGTATCTACCCGCAGGGTGAGGTCGTACATGCCGCCGACGCTGAACGAGGCGTTTGTGCTTGGGGAGTTGCTGTGCGGCAAGTCGTCGCCCATCGACCAAGTGTAGTGGGTTATCGGGTCGATGGGGTGGTGATTGCCGTCCAGAAGCTCGCCGCCGAAGGAACGTCCTGTGTTCGGGTTCACGCCTGCCGGCAGTTCCATTTCCACAACCGTTCCCGTAGCCGCCCTGATTACCGGCGGGGTCGTATACGGACCACCCACGGGCACGCCAGGGGTCACAATTTGGCCGGTGAAGGGCACAAATACAAACACGGCGGGGTCGGGGGCGGGAATGCGGGCATTGATAAGGTCCGGCAGTGTCACGCTGTCGGAGCCAAAGTCATTGGTGACCGTCAAGGTCACGTCGAAAAGGCCCGGCGAGTTGTAAGTTTTCTGGATGTCGTTGCCGTCCAGGTCCACCACAATTACGTTGCTCATACCGGGTGGCACCACGGAAATGAGCGATACCACCGAGATGATGCTGCCGGTATTGTCTCCGAAATTCCATTCGTAGGTGATTGGCCCCTCCGAGGTATCAGTGGCCAGGCGGAAACTCTGGTCCTTAAAGGTAACCGTAAAGGGCACAAGGCCCACCGTCTTGTCAACTGTGAACCACGCTCGCGGAACGAGGACCAACTTGCGCAGGAAGTTGATGCGGCCCTCCATCGTCGGGCCGAAGGGTCTTACATCCACCGTGCCCTTGATGCCGATGAAATTCTCCACCGCGATCACGGCGTTCTTGATATTATTGTGGTGGTCGGACATGACGTTCATCGTCACGTCGGTAACCAGCTTCGGCTTCGGGTTGTCGATAAAGCAGGGAAGCAATTCCAGGCCGTCGAACGTCATCACGCTCCCGTCGTCTGAAATCGTCCGGCTGTTGTAGAAGAACGACAGGGCACGAAGTTCCGGGTCGCTGCACTGCTCGGTGAGCGTGATAAGCCCCGTCGTGGGGAAACGCTGGAAGATGGTCGAGTCGCCGGTCACCTGGATGGTCGTGTCGCCAGGGAGGTAGTCCTGAAACAATCGCATCCGCAGCGAGTCATGTACCACATAAAGGTTCTGGTTGGTGTCGATGAAGGATGGGTAGTTGCTGGAGGTTGGGATCATTAGAACACCGTTATATTTCCTGTCAAGAAGGCCCTTTTGAGTTGCTGGTTGGCGAATACGACCAGCAGCGAGGCCGAATAATTGCCCGGAAGTTCGTAGACATGGGTGGCGCTGTGAATGTTCGGATCAGGCACGGTCAGGCTGGTGCCGTCATCGAATATCCAGTACCGTTCCGCAATATTGCCGTCTGTTTGGTCCACGAAGTTGAAAACCGTGGGCTGCCCGCCGATCTGCCCAGCCCGTTGGACCGAATCGCCCTGGACGGGTGTGGCGTAAAAGAACGGCGTTTTCGCGTCATTGCTCACGGTGATATAGTTGCTTTTAGTGACAGCGCCCAACGCCCCCGTCTGGGTGATAAGGTTCATGCTCACCGTGAACGCCCCTTCGGTCAGATAGGTATGCGTGGGATCGGTTTCCACCGAAGTGGTGCCGTCGCCAAAGTCCCATAGGTAACGGACCTCGCCCCTGTTGCTGAAGTTCTGGAACCGGACTCGCAGGGGCGGCGGTCCTGACAACGGGTAGGCGCGGAAAAGGGGCTTTGGCGCGAGAAAGGTTGTTTCGGCCTGCTTCAGCAGTCCGTTCAGCGACCTGGGGTTGGGGAAGTCGGCCACGCCCAGGTTAACCTGCACCTGTTGAACAGCGTCCTTGATAGCATTGTGGGCCTCGGCCATGACGCCACTGGTCACCGGGGTGTAGGCGGGCCACTGGTTCTGCCGTGACCCGGCGAAACCCCGGATCAGGTCGGTAAACTTGGTGGCGGACCTGCTGCCGTAATAGATAAGTTCCGCCTCGCCCGTTGGTCCCGGCCCGATCCGTAGCAGGCCCGTGTCCGGGAAGGAGGTCGCGTCGTCTACGATCAGGTATTTTCCGTTGTAAACGAGGCTCTGCTTGAGGATGGTTTCCGACAGGTTCTTGGCAACGTATAGTTGGGAAGTATTGTCTCGCGCTGACGGGTACAGCGATAAATCTCCGGTAATGTACCCAGCGTCAAGCGACGATATTCTACTCATTGCACTCCTTTTGTCTCAGCTTCAAGTGTTCCGCCCGTGCCATTTCCATTTCGGCCTGGCGACTATCCAATATATTTAGGGCCTGCTGCTTAATTGGCGCATCATTATTGAGGGCCAGGATGGTCTTCATAAGTTCCACGTCCACAGGGTTTTGCAGCAACACCCGCATGTTGATGTCCTGGGTCAGCCGCGCGTTCCAGTATTCCTTTTGGGAGTCCAGGTCGTCGTAGGGCTTTAGTTTCTCCAGCCGCTCCAGGGCCTCGAACGCCTGGACGAAGAACCGGGCCTCGTCCTCGTTGTTCTTCAGCTTCTCCTTCAGTTGGGTAACGGTTTCCACCAGTGCAAATCGCTGCCGTTTCAAGCGCCGGAGCTTGATGTCGTATTCCCTGCGTTCGAGTTCCTGACACTGCTGCTCGAAGCAGGCTGGGGAGAGGGGTTCGGATTTCTTGACTTGGAGGCGTTCTTCTTCTATATCTAGCAAGGCGAGCTTGTCATTTGTGTCGTCTAGCTCCAGAATTATCGCCCGAATGGACTCGCGGCGACTTTTTAGCTCGCGGAGGCACTGCCAGAGCTTGCTCTGGTGGGTTGGCTCCTTGCCCACGATGAAGTATTTAAGTTGAAAGTAGCTGTGGCGACTGACCACTTCGTTTTTTAGAAGGGCCTCCATTTTGGTCAATAACTCGCTTGACATGGGGTTTTACTCCTGGCAGAATGACGTTTGGTTTATTAGAGTTGCACGGAGGCATTTATGGGCGTCCTGCGTGGCAAGCGCTGTTATTTATCCGGGCCGATCCAGTACGACGACACCGGCCACAACTGGCGCAACGGTCCCAAGGAAGTATTGATCCACGAGTTCGGGCTGGACCTTTTCGACCCGTTTGACGACCCCAAGCAGCAGTGGGTGCCGATGCTGATGGAGGCTCAGAAGCACAAGGACTACGAGACGATGGCCCGAATATCGCGGCAATTCGTCCGCAAAGACCTGTGCATGGTGGACCGGAGCGACTTTATCATCTCCTACCTCCCCTACAAGGTTCCGACCACCGGCACCCATCACGAGATCATCAACAGTAGCAACGCAAAAAAGCCCACCCTGCTCGTCTGTCCTCAAGGGAAAGAATATGTGCCGCTCTGGTACTACGGCTTCATTCCCCACGAGGTCATGTTCGGAAATTGGGATGAGCTTTTCGATTACTTACGGGCCGTAGAGGCGAAGAAACACATCGACAACAATCGTTGGGCCTATGTTTACGGACTGATTTAGCAAATTTTCGCCCCGGCGATGGCCTTGAACTTGCAGCCCTTCTCCGTCGCCGCCATCGACCAGAACAATTTACATATTTCCAGGGGGTTCTTGTCCGCCATGTCGCCCACCTTTTTGAAGGTTTCGCGGTGCATGAGGATGCCGTTCATAGTGCCGTCTACGAACGTGTACTTGCCATCGGCAATCGGGAAAAGGATGTCGGTGTCTCGCTCCACGAACAGCGAAAACTTCTTGTCCAGGTTCGGGCGGATGTAGCTCCCGGCAAAGACGATAAAGTTCCAGTCCGCCGGGGCGTGCTTCATACCGCAGTTTATCAGGGAAGTAATTGTGTCCTTGCCCTGATAGGTCGGGCACAACCCCCGCAGGGCCTTCACGTCGTCGTTGTGCATCTTATCGCTGGCCGCGACAATGCACTCGACCCCGGAGTAATTCCGGCGGATCGTAAGCACGCTGCTTTTGGCGAGGCCGGCGTTGTTGTCGGCGCACAGAACCACAAACCCGAAGTTCAAGGGCTTATGGTGATATAGCTTTAACGTGGCCTCCCCGTTAGGAGAGGGAGAGGTCAAAGTCGATTTGGATGGTGTCATTTACAGTGATCGCATTCTGTAGGGTAAACCCAAGATCATCGCCAGTCGGCGTGTACTGGTTCGGCGTCCAGGGTGCCGTGATTGTCGCGCTTGGGACATAAACCTGTGCCGAAGTGCTAAGTCTGACGCCGTTGATAAATACCCGCAGACTTCCCGCGATGTAGGGAAGGGGCGAGCCGGTCGTGAAGTTCTTGTAGTCACTGGTAACGGGTTTAATGTCGTAATAATGCCGGTGCGCTACGTCCAGAGGGAACGACAGTTGGGCCGCGACTTTGTTGGGCGGGGTCACCACCCAGGTCACGCCCGGCGAGGGTTCCAACTTGACAGGCCCCTGGCCGAACATCACGATGTTGGAGATCGTCTGGACCTCCAACGTCATGTTCGTGGCCTCGTCAGCCATCAAGGCGAGTTTGTCTCGCTCCGATAATTGCATTCGGACGTAGGCGATACTGTCCGGCCCCGTTCCGTCCGCATGATAGCCGATGTTGTGCTGGGCGTTATCGACTGCCGAAGCCTTCAGGGTGCCATCGTCATTAAGGGACATCCCTAATCTCTGCCAGAGGGTGGGTTGCGACCCCACCGAGTTCTGGATGTCCCTGGAGACTATATCCACCGCGTCGTTGACGACCCCGATTCGGGTTATTAAAGCCTGTAAGGGAAGGTTGTCAAAGTTGACGTGGTACGGCTGGAGTGCATTATAAAGTGGGACCGGGATTAAATCAAGTTCGGGCATTCTCCTCCTTAAAGGCGTTCTCGCAACGTGCCTAAGTTATATAGGTCGTAGTCGAGAAAGCTCTCCCAAACATCTTCCTCCTCGATAAACTTGTCGGTGTTGGTCGCAAGCCACTGGATTTCCTTGCCCACCGCCTCGCCGTAGTGACCCAGCAATTCTTCGTCCGCCTCGATGTCCCGCAGGGCCACATACACGACCTCGCCCGCGTGCGGGCTGCGCTTGTTCGTGTTTTTCATCCAGCGAATCTCCACGTTTTGCAGCTTCGGATCATCGGTGTGATTCACCATGCCGCCATAGCCCATCGGCACGACGTAAGCGGTGTGATTCTCCCTGGCTGCGAACTTATAACGGTTGGCGTAATGGGTACAGTGGTCCGCACTGGAATTGCACCGCACCAGCACCCCGATGACTTCCAGGTAATCGCCCTTGGGAATCGGCTCCTTGGCGAAGCAGCCCAGACCTGCGTTCGGCAGGGTACTGGTTTTGATACAAAAGCGATGGTCCGTCTCGTCTACGATGAACATGGTTATATTTCTTGTGCCTTGATGCCCTGACAAATCTGGGCGAGGGTCACGGGTCTGCCAATGAACTCGCTGAAACTGTCAACGAAGTGCTTAATGATGTCCCCGTGGACGGCTTTCTTCAGGTGCGGATTTTGGTTACAGTAGATGGACGCGCTACGGAGGGAGTCTTCCTCGATCAAGTAGTCGAACATCTGGTCGTCCACATACAAGACATTTATCTCCCGCCCGAAGTCCTCGCTATGGACCTTGCATATTTCCAGTTTAGACAAAGGAAAGTCTCCAGTTCCAGGTGATCTGCATTTGGGCGGTCTTGCTCAAGTCGGGGAACGTGGCCATGCTGTACAAGTCGCCGGTGTTCATCTGCAAGGCCATTTCATTCAGGGTAAACCCGTTGGCCTCCTGAAAGGTTAGGACCGACGTGAAAATCGCCTGCGTCGGTGCCGTCTGGTCGGTACTCGCCATCACGGGTTTGTTCGCTCGCGTGACGCCGAACAGACCGTTCCGCTCCGTGCTGACGAACTTGATCGTGCCCCCGTTGGTGCCACCGTCGCCAAACAACATCCGGGAAATGAAAAAGTCGAACGCGCCACCGATCTGGTTGGTCAGACATTGCGCCAACGCCTGCCTGCCGAGCCGCAAAATAGTGTTGGGAAATAGGATAACTTCGGTCGGCCTATCCTTGTATTCAACAATCGCTTCGACACACCCCTTTAGGGTCAATGCGTCTTCTGTCATATTTCTCCTTTTTCCTTAGTACCGTCCGCGTACTCAATGGTGAACTTGATCGACTCGCTCTGCTCCACCGGCTCCACGACTTCGTTGGCCGGTTTGTTCAGTTGTGCGAACAGGAATTCCGGCGGGGCCGCGCCCAACACCTGGGCCTCATCTATGTCGTTGGTAATGATCTCCTTGCCCCGGCGGTCGATCTGGTCGAACTTCATGCCCTGGATTGTGTAGGGTTGCCGGACGTAACGGTAGACGTTGTAGGTCACCGGGGTGCCGCCCGCCGCCAAGGTCTTCCAGTCGTATTGTGTGCCCACCAAGGTCAGGTGCGCTCCGTCAATGGCCGCTATAGAGTAGTAATCAGCACCGATAACCACCAGGAAGTTCTCCTTGAAGTGGCTGTCCTCCAGGGGGACCGCAGGCGGGTTCGCCCCGTTGTTGATCCCCAGGCTCGTTTCCAGGTTGGTGGCAGCCTGCAACTCCTGACCGATATAGCTCAAGTAGCCCACTTGGTTGTCTACCAGGCGGTTATAAATATGGATCGTTCGGCTTCCCACATTCCCAATGCTCCAGCCCCAGATGTGGAACTTCTGCCTCAGCGTGGCACTTCCAGTGGTGCTGGCTATCAAGTCCGCGATCTGATATTGTGTGCCAGTGCTATCTAACATCCACTGGCCTGGCTCGGTGATGGTGGCCAGGTCGTTCATGAGGGGATCGCTGCTGATGTCCACAAGCGCCCGCTTGCTTACGCCCAGGTTGCCCGTTGTGCTGTTCGCCATCACCACGTTCGTATCCGTGAGTAATTGGTACGTTATGTTCAAGGCATTGCTCGACGGCATGTTAGGCGCGTAGTTCAACACCAATCCGCCGTCCGGCAACACCTGATGAATCGTGTAGGGGGTGGTGGAGTAGGCCGGAATCAGTACCTTCCACGGCCCGCCAAGATGACCCTGGTTGATGTCCCAATCGGAGACGACCCCCAGCGTGGAAAACGATACGTTAGGGTCCGTCAGTTCCACATAATTGTCCTGGGTGATGCTCGCCGTGGTGTTGGTGTACACGTTGTTGGACAGCCGGAACGTGAACGGCGCATGGCTCACCGGCTGTGGCGGCACGGGCGTAAGGATGGCGTAGTTGTTATTGGGCGAAGAAAGCACATATTTCCCCGCCAGTGGCGAGGGTGCCAGTATTTCCAGTACGTTGGAGCCTTCCACGTTCATGCCGATCTCGCTGAAGTTCACCTGCGGGCAAGCGATCACTACGTTATCATTGTAGGCGGTAGCACTGGCGTTATTGACGACCAGAATCGCGTTGGCCAGGACATTACGCTTGATTTGCGCTACATCGAAGCCCCCGAACATCGCCCTGCTGAAGACGTATTGTGCGCCGCCGGCCACGACTTCCTCCCGCCCCGTGTATTGAACCAGGCATTCAATCGTTTCCACCGGCGGCTGCATATATTCATCCACGCCCCCGCTAAAGTTAATCGAGTGGAGGACGGCATGGAAGGGCGAGAAATCCCGGATGATGTCCTGGGCTTCCACCAGGCGGTCGTTGGAAAGGTCTTGGATTTCCAGGTCGATGCTGAATTTGCTTCCCTGGCACGCACCGCAAGGGTCCACGAAATCCTTATCTATATCACAGGGGTCCAGGGAGTCGCGTAAACTGCCGTTATATTCGTCCATTAGGTAAGTATTTTCGGAATAAGGGAATTCTGTCCTGATCTTTCCAAACACCAATAGGTCGTGGTAAGGGTGGCGGTTTGGAATGACGACGCCGAACATCGGATCGTCTTCCTCCATCATCCGCACGTTCCAGTTCTTCAGGGGGTATGCCTGCTCACGTTCGTCCCTCTGGTCCGCGAGTGGCAGGGTGCGAATGTAGTTCTCGATCAACTGACTGTTGTGGTCCGGCACCGGGGTAACAAGATACAAAACCAACAGGCTGTCGCCGTCTTGCAGCGCCGGCCCGGTCCAGGTCATGGTGGTAACCCCGCCGTCCGTGGTAAACGACACGTTAGTGTAGCTGGTAGGCGAATAACTCGTGTCGGCGGCGTGGCGGATGGAGAGGGCAAAGTTGGTCGTATCGGTGGGCACTGCCATATGACTCAGAATGAAATCATTGCTGCCCACATAATCGAATTGGTCCTGCCAGGTGTAGGCCGATACCACCTGCCACATCCGGGTCAATTTGGTCATATTCATGCCGGCCTGTTGGAAGGCTTCTTCCATCGCCGGCACCGTGCCCTTGGCCTTGAATAACGGTATCGCCCTTTTGATCTGCCGCCGCCAACGGGTCGGATCGTGGGACTTGAGCTTCAAGTTGAATAGACGAGCCAGCAGAGGCAGAAACGCCTCGGCAACGGCGTTGGCATCCAAAAGGTCTACAATCTGGTTATAAAGGTTCTCCAGGTCGGTGAATCCCTGAGCCACCGCCAGGTTGAACTGATTAAGCACCGGCGCGGTGAGGTCACCGGGGCACAGGGTCATCTTAAACATCTCCGGCAGGTAGCGGTCCAACAGCGTGGGATACTTGCGCGGGTCCGTCTGGTGGGTCGGTATGCTGGTCGTTTGTTGCGTGTCGCCCTTTAGGGTAAACGGAGTGTGGGCCGACAGGCTGTCCCCGGCTGGCAAAGGGGTCCATGTCCAGCAGATGAAATAGTCGCCTTCACGCATTCCCAACGGCTCCCAGGTGAACTGGAAGTGGCCGTACTGCGGATTGCCCTGGGCGTCAGTGGGTATATTCGTGATAAAAGCGTTGCCTGTGTCGGTGGAGAGCCAGGCGGGGTAATCGGTGTTGCCCACCACATTTACGGGAAGGGCTTCGTTAAAGTAAACGGGACTGACCGTTGCGTGTGATGCGGCCAATAACTGCGCCTGCTGTGCCAGGGCAATGTTGTCGGGCGTAGGCGACTGGCAGACGACCGCGATGGCATCCTCGACCGCCGCCTCCTGAGTCTTGTCGTAGGTCACCTTGTCGTATTCGGTGGGGTTGCCGAGAGCGAAGTCTCTCTGGACGTAATAGATGATTACGTTGTTGACCATGTACGGATTGGCGAAGAAACAGCCCTTGGCATCCGGGGTTAGGATGTCAAACAACACCGTGTCGGTGATGGCCGGGTTCTGATCTATGGTCTTTAGTGCCAATGCCGCTCCTTACTCGTACAGGAAACTAATGGTCGTCACGTCGGGCCGGATTATCTCGTTGAATTGGGCCGTGACGATCTGGCCGGAGTTGGTCGGATCGTTGGTAGTGTACAGTACCTCGAACCGGCGTGCCTCCTTGATGTCCGACAGGGCACGAATCAAATCCGTGTCACGCAACGTCTGCCCGTATTCCCAATTGGGCAGGTTGAAGAAAGCCGTCGTGCGATTGTTGACCTGTTGCCTGAACTGGTCCTCGAACTTGCGGTAAAACCTGTCCATCACGACCTCGATGCCCACATCAGTAGTAATCACTATGCCGTCCTTGATACACAGGTAGTCCGTGAACATTTTCACGCCGTCGAAGTAGTTTTGAATGGCCACCTTCAGGTCGTTAGACGCCTCCACCAAGCCGCCGGATGGGAGCGAGCCATCATAAGCCAGCACATACAGGTCCACTACGTTGGCTGCACAGCCATAATTCCGTAAAACAGCGATGCTTTTTCCGACCTTGCCGTTGTAAGGGGTGGCGAATTGATCCGCCAGCGTTTTGTAATCCAGGCCCGTTACCGCTCGGTTTTGTGTCTGCAAGTATGCCGGGAGTTTCTGCCTGATGTCGTCTATCGTGTCGCCGTCGTAACCGAATTCACCCTTGGTATAGTTTGACAGGCTGACGGGAACGCTAAAGTCGAAACCTTCAACCGGGATCACCGCCTCCGTCTGGGCGAAATTGGTTACGATGTTGCCTTTCGTCCCGCCGCCCGAACGGTAGGTCACCTGGATGACGGCACCGTGGGCCGGTATGAGGCCGGCGCGATTGTTGCCGAAAATGATGTAGGCAGTGTAGGTGGAATCGAACTCGACGCGGTACTCGCGCCGGGGCTGCGAGTCCGTGAAGTAGTCCACCTGGGTCCACCGCACCCCGTCCACGTCCACGCGAATCGAATCCCATATAACCGGGAAGAAACCAAGTCGGTAGGTTTGGTTAATGGCACCTGTACCGCCGAATTGGTCTATATAAGTAGTCCCCTCCAGGCCGACGATGCTGTTGTTGGCAATGGCCCCCGCCGGGATGATAATATCCTGGTCATATATTGGATTGTTGTTGGCGTCCGCCGGGAACAGTTCGATGGTCATGTTCTGGTCGCCAAAAGTAACCTGCACGTCGAGGGGTGCGGGGATGGCCAGGTCTTGTAATAACGGGTTGTTCAGCCGGGCCGACCACATCGAGCGGGCGGAAATCGGTGGCTGCGGGAAGAAGCCAACGAGCTTGGCCAGGCGAAAGGCGTTCTCGATCTCGGTCACCGTGTCGATGTATACTTCGTTTGCGATCTGGTCGCC